AACCTACTTCCGTTGTCCATCAGCCTACAAGTTCGCGCATTTCTTTCCGCAACCAGATATTCGCGATCTGAGTGAGGATGGATTTGTTTCGTTTCCAATGGATGTCGGTTCAGCAATTCATATTGCGATGCAGGACTACATGCTTCATGGCGATTATCATCAAGCGGTATTCCGTCTGTGGCAAAATTATCCATTTGCATTGTATGATCGTGGATATGTTGATGGCGGAAGAACCATATTCGCGGCACTATCTGCATTCGATCATTGGATTTCGCATAAACCGCGCGAATATTATAAGCTCATTACTGTTGATGGTAAGCCGTCAAATGAATTAGTGATTGAAATTGATATTGGATCAATCGGTGATCTACAATTCGTCTATCAGATGCACATTGATTTCGTTGTGGAACGGCAAACAGATGGTCTCATCATTCCAGTCGATATTAAATCATATCGCGGTGAAGATAAACTCGCGCGTTATGAGTTCTCATTGCAGCTTGTTCCGTATATGCTCGGAATAAATGCAATGCTGCTTCGCCCAGAAACATTCGATTTCGTAGGTGAATATTGGTTCACTGAAATTCAACTTAGTCAGCCTGTTTTCAAAACACTCGAGGTCCGCAAAACTGCCGAACATCTCGAATATTGGATTTCATCGGTCCAACAAATCGCCAGAGGTATCGCTTCGAATGTTGTGAGTGGTCGCTGGCCACGCAACGATAATGCCTGTATATCATTCAATGAACAATGCCGTTGGGCGGAATATTGCTGGACCAAAGTGCCCGATAGCGAGCATGAAGCATGGTTTGCGACTGTAGCTGAAGGCAAACAGCTTCGCAACGACGAAAAACCGGCCTTCAAATTCACAATGGAGATACTCTGATGGGAACGATGACTGATATGTTGGTGAAACTGGATAATGATTATCACGATCAACAAGTGATTGTTTCATTTTCTTCAACATCTGGGCCGCATCTTATGTATGGCGCAAAAGAATGTGCTATAGTTGGCACGGCCGTGCATTGTGTTGGATATGGTCCTAATTTCGTCGAAGCATTGCGCACCGCAATTTTAGCATTTGATTATTGTCATGAGCATGGTGTAGTTAACAATTTTCATATCTTTCAGGAAGTAGAAGGCATGAAGCACTAATGCCAAACTATTCGCCAATTCATTGCCATATCTGCGGCAGTCAATCATCAATAAATATGATTGCTGTGGAAACTAATGGTGTGCGATTATTTCGTTGTGAAAGTTGTGCGGTGGATATACATAAGTTAATTATGAATAAAATTGATTTTGATAATATGACATATCGGTTATTATCAGTGTTTTTTCGTTACGATAGCGTAAATCCACGTTGGCGCGGGGAAAATATTCTCGATGAATATTTCAATCATGTTTCGCGAAAAGCGAAATGTTGGCCTTGGAATATCCTAGATGGAGAAACACAGAATGCCGCCACGCTTGACTGATGAACAACTTAAAGAGGGTCTACTCAATGAAATCGTTCCGCGCGAAAAAGACAAAGTTCGCGATATTGAAGAAGCTGAAGCTCGCTTCTGTGCAGAGAAGCCGCCAGCAAATATCTTTTCAATGTCCACATATTATGGAAGTCATTCGGAGCTTAAAATGGAAATTCCATTCCATCGAGCAATTGTCGAATGGTATATTGGTGCGGTTGAATTGTATTTCGGAGCCCGCGGGGACTATACCATTACAGAGGATGAACCAGTGCATTTCATCAACTTCAAAACATCATATGTTGGTTGGTGTAAGGCCCATAAGATTTCACCGGAGCAAGATCAAACGTGGAATGCGCTGTATCGTGCGCTGAAAGCGGCGGGAATTGAGGGATTTCCGACGCTGAGCGATTTCATGCTGCAAGGTTCAACTGCAATGGCGGAGATAGGACATGAACACTGATGAACATGATGATGTGAAGAGTCCAAAGTTTAAAGTTGGATGGGGAGTAAAGAAGGATAAAGGATCAGCAAGGTATGTTGGTATAATAAAAGCAACGTATGTTACTGAGAATAATGAACGTCGATACATTGTGGAGATTTTCGGTTACCGGATGCAATATATTGCATCTTGGAAAGAATTAACCGTAATTAGTCGCGATCATGATGTGGCGGTTGTGGCTAGTGTTGTTTATGGGGAAGCAATAAAATTGTTGAGTATCGCGTATAATCATTATCTGAAACTGTAACGATGGAGGATAATCATGGCCTCGCGGACTGAGAAGCTTAAAATCTATAACAAGCCTCGTTCAGGCTATATTGAATGCCAAGAACCAAAATTTCGCAAACCACTTACAAAAATTCGACAAGCGATATGCAATACAATAAAAGGCAAAGATGATGAAGATTACCACGTAACATATATAGTGCTAGAGAATGAATGGATATTACTTGCTGCTTATGGACCCGAAAAAGATTTAGATAATATCGCATACAGCGAACATTTCTTTGCTATGCGCGCATATAGATTACGGACTATCACAAAATTACGCCCATTAAATAGAACGAATCATATTAGTGATCTTATAGGTTGTCTAGTTGATCCAAATTCCCCATTCATTCAACAGCTTCGCTTGAAAGCGATGGAAATTCCGCAACTCAAGGAGAAATGCGTCAATGCCAATGCTTGATGATAACACACAGAAACCTGCCCGCATTATGCTATATGGGACCACCAAGACCCGTAAGACAATGTGGGCTGGAACCGCAGCGATGGCTGGCTTCAATTGTCTATTTTTGGACGGCGATGACGGATCACATGTTCTTCGTCAGCTTCCAGCCGAAGCTCGTAAACGATGTTCAATTCTGAATATCAGCGATAGTGCGAGCGGATGGGAATTTCTTAATGCAGTGCAAATCATGCTTGAAGGCAAAGATTTCGCATTACATGAAGCATCGAAGAAGCTTTATCGAAAGATCAATCCGAAAGAAACTGGCAGTTGGTTTATTTGCGATGGTTTCTCGAAACTTACCGCCAATGACGTCGTTATTATCGACAGTTGGTCTGCATTGACCACCAGCATGTTCCATCGCTATGCCGAAAAAGATGGATCAGATGTCGATTTGAGCGATGTTGCCCGCTTTGAACGTGATGCATACGCATGGCTTCAGAATTCAACTCGCCATATCATGGCGTCAATGCATCATCTTCCGTGCCATATCATTATCATTGCGCATGAAATCGTCCATGAAAAATATCGTGGGGAAGGGCGTGATCGTGTTCTGGAATTCTCACGGATACAACCCGCAGCATCGTCGAATAACACGTCGCGATTGCTGGGTCAACATTTTTCGGATATATTCCGATTTACTGCAAAAAGCGCAACAGAAACGACAATTGCAACAGGCGGAAGGGAACTCATCGAAGGCGGATCAAGGGTCATCCCGCCCGGAACATATAAATTCGATAATTACGAAGTAAGAAAAGACGTTGACAAATTCACCTTCGCATCCTATGCTAAGCAAGCTGGATATGAAGCTGATCCATCGGCAACTCCCGCTTATCGTTTCGAGAAGGTTTAGTCATGATCCGCACTCACACTTTCCGCCATCCTCAAATTGGATTGATGATTGTGGATGCTAGCGTGACGCGATTTGAATGGGCGAGAACGTCTATGGGCAGGACAATTGCGTTCGTTGATGCTGATAAACCGCATCCGTATCGCGTGCCAGCCGTAATTTACGATGTTAACACTCCGATACACGGAACGATGTTGAATGAATATAATGCAATTTCTGGGCCACAAATCGCCGAATGGCTTACCGCGCAAGTCAGAATTGCATCAGCTTCCAAACTTCTTGGTTTTGAAAGTGAATAATTTTCGCTTTCACTACGCAGCCACCAGTGCGTAATCTGTTGGAACACACAGCAACCTTAGCAAGGATCTACCAAAATGCCCATCAACGAAGAAGACGACGTCCTTACTGCCGATGAGAATGTTGGCGTTCTCAGCGTTCTCAATACCGATCTGGGAGATGTCGATTCCGTATATCGCGTTGATATCCAGCCCGGACTGTATATCTTCGAGGTGACTGGCGCGAAAGTCGTTCCGCGCGAAATTACTGTCGATAAGAAAACGCAGGAGAAAGCTGAGCGTCCTGAGGTTCAATTTGAGCTCAAGATTGACGAAATCGTCAAACTTGCGTCCAATGCCGATAAGACGATTTCCGAGGATCAGCTTCTCGGGAAAATCTACGTCGAACGCCGTGTGCAGCTTCCGACGGAAGACCTGAAGGTGTGGCTTGGCACGGTTGCCGGCTACATGCGCAGCATGACTAATAAGTCGATCAAGGGTCAGCTTGCAGATGAACTCGCCGATCTCGTCGGGACGCGATTTAAGGCTGTCATCAAGCAGCAAAAGGATCGGCAAGACCCGACGATCGTCTATCCGAGGCTGGAATACAAGGGGCCGAAAAGCTTCGTTCCGGTCTGACGAGCTGAGTGCGCGCATGTTTGAGTAGCGTTGAAAGGCGGCCAAGTTGAGATAATGCTTGGTCGCCTTTTTCATAAGCAAGGAGAATATCATGGACATTTCGAGACGCTTTCTCCCGCCAACTCATGTCTGTATGACGTTATTACGGACAAATACCGGACCGCGTCAACAAGAATACGCATTTGATGCGTTGCAAAGCGATTACGATCAGGCAGGTGCTTGCGCGCAAACATTGATCAATGTGATGCTCGGTGGCGGAACGATCAATTATCTCAATAAAACTGGCATCATCCGTAATCCTCTTACAGAGGAAGAATATGATGCATATGTTCGTGAAAGAATGCTTCCCATTCTCAAAATCATCGCACTCAAATTGGCGGGGGCGAAGTGATGGATGAAATTCACAATCCGAAGCGCACTGCTTATCGCGGAATGGTCTACATTTTAGATAAGGATGCACCAGCAACAACTTTGTTTACTGGGCAGCCGCATGTGGATTGGCATCAATTCAATCCGCGAAAACAGATGATCTATCTCCACCGTGCATTGCGGCCAGGAAACAAGGTCTTCATATATATTCCGCGTTCAGATAATTTCGGAACTCCTATGGGCAGTAATCCGCCAGATAAATCAACAATTGCGCCAAAAGAGCTCGTTCATGTCGAAATCATGGCAATTGAGACTAACAATCTCGATCGCCATGAGATTGAAGATACACCATCGCAACGAGATGAAGATATGAATTTCTTCATTCTCGCGCGTATGCTTTGAGAGAAGTCCAATGCCTGCGATCTTCTGGCTTTTTCCAGCTGGTGATAATATAACGAAGAAACGAACGGTTGTGAATAGCGAAATGCACCGATATGGCGTTAAGCCTAATCAGGTGGTCTACGCACAGCCACGTAATGCTTCAAAATTCGCTAATATGTGGTATAAGCCAGCAGATCGCAGCAAGGACTATAAATTTGATTATGGTTTGATTTCGGAATTTCAGAAATGGCTTGATGGTGAGCTCAGGCGGCATGACGTGTCAGTAATTGTTTGCAACGATGCTGGTCTTCTGCCGATCTTTACTGCTGAAGAAGCACAAAAACTCACAACCCATCGTGGATTTGTCTATCATTATCGTGGAATTCCGGTTATCATCGCAGACGATGTGAATAAGACATTTGTTCCAGGTCTTAGCATCAATAATGCGATTGATTTGTGGATTTTGCGTCAAGATATTGGAAAGATTGTCAGGCACTTTACCGGTAAAGCTAAGCCTCTGCCAAAATTCCAATTCAAAATCATTGATACATTCGACGCAGCGGTCGAAGCCTCAAAATTCATTATATCGAATGCATCAGTAGTTGCATTTGACACTGAAACAAGTGCCGGTTATGTGGCGGTCAACGGCGTTTCAATGCTGGATAAGACTGGCGCATTCCATTCCTTCGTATTCTCATTCGCGGATATCACCGATGGCACACGGTTCAATTCGTATGAAGAGACCGCTATTTGGGGCATTCTTCAGGATATTGCTGACCATTGTATTGTTGTTATGCATAATGGTAACTATGATATTCAATATTATTTGTATTGTGGTCTTCATTTCAATCGTGGCTTTGCTGATACTATGATTATGTGGCATTCGATTTGGGCTGAATTACCCAAATCGTTGGATTTTCTCGCGAGCATTCTTCTTGACGGAATGTCATACTGGAAAGATGAAGTCAAAGAAGAACGCGATGAAATGTCCGCGAAATACGCAGTTCCGAAAACAAATCGCGGATTTATTCGTTATTGCCAGTATAATGCGCTCGACGTGTATGTCACATTAATGTGTGCAGCGCGATTGACTGCAATTCTCAATTCGCCCAAAATGGCTTGGGCAAAGCATAATTATCAAGAAGCAATGCTCAATCAATTTGGGCCAGCTATGCTTATGCAGGTCATCGGCTTGCAGGTTGATCCACAAAAACGAATGAAGCTTCTTGAAGGTTTTGAGGCGGAAGCATCCGAAGCAATTATTCCGTTGCGCGAAATTATGGGTGATAATTACAATCCATTATCAGCGCGTGAAAATATTAGGCTATTCTATGAATTGCTAGGTGATGCTCGGCCTGTTAAACGCGGTCAACCATCAGTTGATCAAAAAGTCATGGACCGCGTTGCAGAGGTCGCTCCATTGCATCGTTATATGTGGGAATTGATCAAACATTACAAAAAGCCAGTCAAACTCGTTTCGATGTATGGCGAAGGATTGCGACTGTCACGTTCCCGGCGACTTCATTTCACATTGAGCGTGACTTCGACTTGGACCAGCCGATATGGCGCGAAATCAAATGCATTCAATCTTGGCACAAATTCACAAAACATGCCTAAAAAGATGCGAACGATGTGCGTCGCTGATCCCGGTTATGTGTTTCTCGATGCGGATTACGGGCAATCCGACTTGTGGTTTGTTGCATATGAAAGTCAGGACGAAAATCTTATCAAAGTTCTCAATTCCGGTATAGATGTTCATGCGCATCACGTTGAGGCGCTTCTCGCTGTGCCATACAAGCAGGTCGTAACTTGGCGCAAATTGAATGAACATTCAGGTGATCCTGAATGGGAAAAGAAGC